TGAAAAAGTCTGAATTTAAAGAATATCTTAAAACTGAAATCCTCAAAATGCAAGAGGCATCTTCTGAAGATATAGCAAAACAAAAAGAACTTAACGCTGAACTCGAAAAAACTAAAGAGTTAAAAGCTAATATGAAAGAAAGTAAAGTTACTAAATCTGAATTTAAAGAATATCTTAAGCAAGAAATTCTTCGTGAAATTACTGAGCAAGAAGATGAAGATGTTGCTTTAGATGATTTAGCTGGAGAAGAAGAAATTACTGCAGCTATAGAAGAACCCTCCCAGGATAAAGCTCTTGAATTAGACGATATAGGAGATACCTTGGTTCAATTAGCCAGAAGAGCTAAAGATGTAGACGAAAGAGAATTAGCTAACCAAATCCTTAATTCAGCTAAATTTGCTAAAAAGACTGAGTTTAAGAAAGTAGAAAAGGATGCTGGTATTAAAGGTGAAGAAGTATAATGGCTAAAAAAAAGACCAAATTAGATAAGATGTCTAAAAAAGAAAAGACATCATTAGCTTATGCTTTAGCTACTAATTTGGCAAAGCATGGTAAACCTCAATCACCTAAAAATGAGCGTAAACTTACTAAAGGTGAAATGAAAAAAAAGGAAAAAAACGTAATGAAGTTTAAAAAAGCTTTTGATTTAGAGGAAATACAAGAAATTGTAAAAGCTATCCGTGAGCAAAAATTAGATCCTGTAGGTAAAGAAGATGCTGATGTTAATAATGATGGTAAAGTAGATAAAACAGACGATTATTTAAAAAATCGTAGGGAAAAAGTATCTAAAGCCATTAAAAAAGAACACCACCTTAAAAACAACCCCAATGCTAAGTACGTAGCTACAGCAGCTCCTCAAGGATGGTTTGATGTTTGGGAAGGTGAACCTTTTGATATAACTGGTGAAAATGGTGTTCTTGTAGGAAAATTTCATTCTATGAAAGATGCTAAGGAGTATGCGGATAGAAAAAATGCTGAACAGGGTAAATTAGAGGAAGAATTTGAATATAGTGATCAAGCAAAAGCTTCATTAGAAAAAATTAAAAATAAAAGAACAGCTAGGTATCAATACAACCAACCTAAAAAAAGTGATCCTACTATAGCTCAAAGAGGTGGACACGATAAAGTGTATAAAGATTATCTAAAAGAAGACGCTAATAAAATAATTGCTTTAGAAAAAGAGCGTGAACGTTTAATGGCGGACATGGAGCAAGAAGCGGAGCCCGGAGGAGGTCCTATCGCTGACGAATATGGAGTTAAATTAGATCGTATTGATAAAGCATTAGCAAAATTAAAAGGATCAAAAAAACAATATGGGGTACTTTCAACAGCCGAGTTAAATAAACTCGCAAGAATAAAAAAATAATGCAAAAGTCTGAATTTATATCAAAAATTAAGAACCTTGCTAAAAAGGTATATGCTGAAAAAACTAGCCCTTTAGCTAGCCCTAAAGAAATAGAAAAAGCTATATCTAAGTTTCCTGTATTGGATCAATTTCCACCTTTGAAGGATATCATGGATGATCTATTTGATTTCCAATATGAACCTTTTGTAAGTGATATACAATGGGTTGCACCACGCCCTACTACATTTAGAATTAAATTAGTAAATGGTGCTGATTTTTACTTAACTTATCAAGGTAAGGACCAAGATAAAGCTTTGTTTATAGCACAAGTAGCAGGTAAAAAATACTTTTTAGAATCATTACCTGAAGAACAACAAGCAGCAGAAGCCATCGCTAGATTATTAAGGTATCAATTTGCTGATACTGGTAAATCTACATCAGATGTTGAAGCTGGATTAGATGCTGAATTAGGGGATGAATCAGCTGCAGCAGTAGATTCAATAGAACCTGAAACTCCAGCAGAGGAACCAGCAGCAGAACCAGATCTTGGTCTCCCAGCAACAGTAGACGACTTATAATATGGACATACTAGAACAATTTTTAAGGAATATTTCATATAAATTTCCTAAAGGATATCCTGACATCAATGATGCTCAGGATATGCTTATGTTAGAGGGAATATTAGGTGAAATGGGAATTGATTTAGAAGAAGCTATTTCTAAGTCAACTTCATCTAAAGCAGCTGAAGATTTTGCTAATAGTGCTATAGGTAAAAAATACGAATTTAGAAAATTCAAATCAGGTAAATATAGAAATAGAATAAATTCAACTAAAGTACAATATCCCGAACTTAAAGATTTACTAGCCACCTATTTTGGAGTTGAACCCGATAAAGTAATACCCATATCAGCAGGTCAAGGTCCAGCTGCTAAAGACTCAGTTTCAGGTTATCAATTAGATACACCTAAGTATGGTGAAATTTATATTGCTTTTAGTGGGGGTAAAAAAGGTAGAGGGGGAAAAGAAGAAGAAGAAAGACTAATAAATGGTATAAACGAGTATACAGGGGATGGAATAGAACCTATAACTGTTAAATTTATAGGTAAAAATGGTCCTTATGAAGTTGAAAATGTAAAAAAGGCTGAAGATGCTTCAACCCGACCTGCTGGGGGTATAAAAGCGGATGTGATATTAACAGATGGATCTTCTAATTTAGCTAACATTTCGGTAAAGGCTGATTATACTGGAGAAGGTAAAGAATCCACTGGATTTAGGTGGGCTTCTGTTAACAATGATCAAACTCCTTTTCGTAAAGAGTTTGTTAAAGCAGCTTTAACTGATAATTCCTTTCCTATAGAACTCCGAAGAAGAGGAGGAAACACAGATACTGAAAGAAGCCCTAAATACTTAATGTTTAAAAGGGGAACAGATGAAAAAATAAGCAAGGTTGTAGTAGATAACGCCCCAGATGAATATAATAATTTTTATATTTTTGGTAATGATAAACCTAAAACTGTAGTAATAGGGGGTAAATTTTCCCCAGATGACTTTAGTTACGATGATAGTACTAGTACTTTAACTATAAAAGTAAAAACTATATACACTGATTTAGAACAAATAGAGGGTACTGTAATAGAACCAAAATTTACTATTGAATTACATAAGGATCAACCCTACGGCTTAGACTTTAGATCTGTACCTGCTGGAAAAGCTAAATTTGGCTCAAAATCAGCAGCCATAAGAATAGATTACTCAGACGTCCTTTAATAATATTTATAATCATGCTACATCAATTTATACACGAAGCACTAAAAGGGTATGAAGCCCCTAAAAAATCATGCTCATGCGGTTGCGGTGGGTGTAGTGATGCGCAACCTAAACTCGCATTATTAGAAAGTAAAACGCCTATAAGCGAAGGCCTCCGCTACCACATCGAGAATAATATATCGCTACAAGAAAATGTGTTTAGAATTGGATCTAAAAAATATTTACAACTATTTGCCGAAGCTCGTATGCTTCATGAATGGGGTAATATTAGTTTAGATGAAAACAGTAAATTTCTTATTGAAAATACTGACATTGGTAAATTTGGTATTTTTGAAGGCAAAAAGGTACCACTTGATTTACCTGTTGTAAATGAAGAGTACGATAAAGAACCTGTTAATGAATTTTTGAGAAAATTAATGGGTAAAGTTACTAAGTATGTTGGTATACAAAAGGTAGCAGATATTCTTTTAGACAAAATTGCAGAAAGGGTCCCAACAGAACACCAAGACCTAATCACAGATCTTAGACCAGTAATTGCCTCAGCCATTACATTAGGTAAAATTACAACAATTACAGAACTTGTAAAATATATAATGGATAATGGGGGTGAAATAAAAGACCTAATAGCAGATGAAATTCCTGGATTACTTCAAAAATTAAAATTAGCTGAAGGGGATATAGACGAGGCTAAGAAAAAAAAGAAAAAAGATCCACCCCTTGGTAAACCAAAAAGAGGTGGATCCAAAGCTTATTACGTTTACGTAAGAGACCCTAAAACCAAAAACATTAAAAAAGTATCATTTGGTTCAGGTGGTTTAAGGGCTAAAATTAAAAACCCTAAAGCAAGAAGTGCTTTTGCTAAAAGACATAAGTGCTCCCAAAAGAAAGATAGAACTAAAGCTTCATACTGGAGTTGTAACCTCCCAAGATATGCCCCAGCTCTTGGTCTTGGTCCAAAAATGAATACTTATTGGTGATGAATACATTTGATTTTAAATCCTATTTAGCAGAAGGGGGTGTTGACCAACAACTTCTTGAAAATGAAATTAACTTAATTTTTGAAGAATTTTTTGCTTCAATTACAGAAGAAGATCTTCTTGTAGAAGAAGTAACTACTGAAGAAAAAGAACAAGTTAATGAAGGTATAGGACTTGTTATAGCCGGTGCTATTTTATCTGCTCCTAAAATTATTAATCTTTTAGGTAAACTTATTAAAAGAATTCAAAAGTTACTTGGTAAAACCCCTTCTGAAGATGGTGTAGCCGCTTGGATTGAAAAACAAGGTAAAAATCTAGAAGGAAAATATGTTAAGGTTCTTATGAAAGCTATTAAACTTTTTGGTATAGCTAAAAATGTATGGACTGATAAAAAAACAGGTGAAGTAAACGAAGAAAAACTTGAAGATACTGCTGAAGTAATATTAGCTATAGTTCTTATGGTTGCTGGTGCTTTAGCAGGTGTTGGAGGATTTGAAGCACTAGAATCTGGTTCTAATATTGTAGCAGCAATTGAAGGTAGCCTTACAGGTATTAAAGGAGCCGAAATTTTGGGCATTGTCAAAAAAGTTGGACCTAAATTGGTATCAGCAGCAGCATGAACCCATATACCAACTTAACAGAAGGTAAAGAAATAATTAGAGAATTTAGTGCTGATGTGGATCCTATGTCTTTAATTTGGCATGAAGATCAAGAAGATAGAACAATAGAAGTTGTAGAAGGAAATGGATGGAAATTTCAATTTGATGAAGAACTTCCATTCGAACTTACAGAAAATACAACGTTTGACATCCCTTGTGGATATTTACATCGGGTAATAAAAGGACAAGGAAAATTAACAATAAAAATTATAAAAAAATGAACACACAAGAGTTATTTGAACAAATTGATGCTTTTTACGAAACGTTTAAAGCTGAACATGAGGGTAAATCAAAGGCTGCCCATGGTCGTGCTAGAAAAGCATTAGGTGAAATTAAAAAATTAGTAACCGAATATAGAAAAGCCTCTGTAGCAGAAGACAAAGCATAACTTATAGACTGATTCATAGCCAGTCGATTTTAAAACATTCGAGAGCTGTGGCCTCAATTTGGGGCCACAGCTTTTTTTGCGTATATTTAGACAACCTCAAAAAACAAATGGAAAAAATAGTAATAATCGGAGCAGGTGTAGCAGGTGTTAATGCTGCTACCAAATTAGTTGATAATGGTTATCCTGGTGATCACATCACTATCATTGATATGGGTAACGACCCCTACAAGCGTAAACCTGAAGAAGTAATGACAGGTTTTATGGGTGCTGGTGGTTGGAGTGATGGTAAACTTACCTATCATACTTCAATTGGTGGACATATGTCTAAGTATTGTGGTGATGAAAAAGCTATGGAGTTAATGGATCAAGTTATTACTAACTTTAAACGATTCCACCCTAAACCAGAAGAGGTACAATGCTCAAACCCAGTAGCAGAACCTGATTTTATCAAACCTTATTTTGGGCTTCGTTTATTCCCAGTTTGGCACGTAGGTACAGATTATCTACATGAAATTGGTAAAAATTGGTATGATTTTCTTTGTGATAAAGGTGTTAAGTTTCACTGGAATGCTAAAGTAACTAATGTTTTTCCTGATAAAAATAGGGTTGCATTTGAATATGTTAATAGAGATCGCCAAGGTGGTGGTACCTTTGATTATGACCGTTTGATTTTTGGTGTTGGTAAGTCTGGTATTGATTTTGGTAAAAGAATTATCGAAGAAAACAAATACCCAACCGAAGCAAAACCAGTACAGATTGGGGTACGTTTTGAGGCACCACAAAAACACTTCCAGAAACTTATTGATGTAAGCTACGATTTTAAATTGTATCGTAAGTTTGAAGATGAGGGGGTATCACTTCGTTCATTTTGTACTAATAATAATGCAGCATATGTAGCACTTGAAGAAACATATGGTGATTATAGCTACAATGGTCATGCCAAAAAAGACGAAGCATATCGTAATGATATGACTAATTTTGGTATTTTGATGGAAGTTAGAGGAATTGAGAAACCATTTGAATGGTCTCGTGAATTAGTTTCTAAAGTACAAAAAGTAGATATTGTACCTGGTGAAGGGTATGGTGGTAAAAGAGCACAAGGTCGTTTTCAAGCAAAATATAAAGCAGGATTATATTACTCACCTTGGGTTAAAGAAGAAGGTGGTGGCGGTATTGTAAATCGCCTAAAAAGTAAAACATCTGAAGGTGATTGGGTAAAAGCCCATTACATTACTGAAAAAGGCTTACAGGAAGTTCGTGATCATTTTCAAGGATACTTTAAGTATATTGAGGATTTTATTGGGGATATGAAAAAAGTATTTCCAACACTTGGTGATGATTGGGGTATGTACATTCCTGAAGTGAAATATCTCTCACCTGAACCACTTGTAAATTATGACAATTTGTCACTTGAACAAGTACCTAATGTCCATTTTGTAGGTGACGCTCTTAGTGCTAGAGGTATTACTGTAAGTGGAGCACAAGGGACATATGTAGCAGAAGATATTATAGAAAATCATAAAAGTGAATTATTTTTTCACTTAGAAGATGCTAATTATATTGGTGGATTAACAATGCCTAAATAAAAAATTATGGGAAAAGATAATAAATGGCCTGAACCTAAAAAAATTACAACTCCTGAGGGAACTATTTTACGAACTTGGGATGGTAAACTCCACAGTTGGGACCACCCAGCACTTATACCTGAGGGTGTATACCGCAATAGAGAGTATTATCTTTATGGTGTAAGACTCACTGAAGAGGAATGGAAAGAGAGAAAAAGAGACAGAACAGGGTTACCTTGGTACAAGAATCCTGCAATGCGTGAATCAGCAAGACAAGGAGGATAATGAAAATAGGATTTACAGGAACAATGAGTGTGGGTAAAACCACACTCGTTAATGCTCTTAAAAAATTACCTGAATTTGAAGGTTACACATTTGCTACTGAACGTAGTAAGTATCTTAATTCATTAGGTATACCTTTGAATTTTGAAACCACTATTGAAGGTCAAACTATATTCTTGGCAGAACGTGTTACAGAGTTAATGCAGGAAAATATTATTACTGATAGAACAATCCTTGATGTGATGGCATTTACCAAATGTGCTAATAAAGTGAGTGTGTTGGATAGTGATGCATTTGAGAGCTATGCTTCTCGTTTTATTAAACAATATGATCATATATTTTATATTTCTCCTAAAGGAATTGATATAGAAGATAATGGGGTTAGAGAAACAGACGAAAGTTATAGAAAAGAAATTGATGAAACCATTCAAAAATTACTTTTAAAGTATCATCCTCAATCTTTTGAGGCTAGTGATAATTATTCTCCATATAAACTTAGTGGAACAACTGAAGAACGTATAGGACAAATATTAAAAACTATTAAGTCTTAATATTTATGGACATGAATGGTAAAATATTAACCATAGGCATAGGATTATTAATAGGCTTAGTTGTAGGTAGTTCTATTACATGGTACCTAACTAGTGATTTTGTAAATAAAGCTGTTATAGAAGCAGAATTAAAATTTAATGAGCTCTTAGAAACAGAAAAATCAAAATATCAAAACGAATTAGGTCAAGTAACTCGAATCCAAAAAAATCTAGAATATAATTTAGCCTCAGCCGAATTAGCTATAGATAGTCTTAATACTACCATCAGTACTAGAAGTGAAGAGTTAGATAAAATTAGAAAAAAATATGTTAAACAAATGTCTGATATTGATGGTATGTCTCATAATGAGCTTACCGACTTTTTCGCAGAAAGATACGGAAACTAATTTAGTTTGTCTTCCTACTAGCCAAGCTAAAGAAGTAGTAAAAGATCTTAAAGGATATGATTTTTGCCAACAAGAAAGAGATTCTTTAAAAGCAGAAATTAATGATCTAAATTCTATAATAGAACAAAATTCTATTTTATTAGACCAATATAAAATATCAACAGATTCTTTAATTTTACTTAATACTGAATGTATTAATCAAAATATAAATCTAAATTTAGATTTAACAGCCAAGGATGAAAAGATTAAATCACTTAGAAATACACGAAATCTAACTATTTTAACTACTTTAGTAGGTACTTTAACTCCAATATTGTTAAATAAAAATTGAGTGATTTAAAACAAATAATAAGACAGGAATATATAAAATGTGCCCAAGATCCTGTACATTTTATGAAAAAGTACTGTATGATTCAACACCCTCAAAGAGGTAGGATCAACTTTCACCTTTACCCATTCCAGGAAAAAGTTTTAAGATTAGTACAAGAAAATCCTTATTCAATTATTCTTAAATCTCGACAGTTAGGAATCTCAACCCTATCTGCTGGATATTCTTTATGGTTAATGACTTTTCATAAAGATAAAAATATTCTTTGTATTGCTACTAAGCAGGAAACTGCTAAAAATATGGTTACAAAGGTTAAATTTATGTATGAAAATTTACCTTCGTGGTTAAAAGTAGAATTTGAAGAAAACAACAAATTAACACTTCGATTAGAAAACGGATCTCAAATCAAAGCTACCTCAGCATCAAGTGATGCAGGTAGATCAGAAGCCGTTTCTCTCCTATTAATTGACGAGGCGGCCTTCATTGAAAACATTGGTGAAATATGGGCTTCAGCTCAACAAACATTGGCTACTGGTGGTGGGTGTATAGCATTATCTACTCCTTATGGTACTGGTAATTGGTTTCACCAAACATGGACTAGAGCAGAGGCTAAAGAAAATGATTTTTTACCTATCAAATTACCTTGGTATGTCCATCCTGAACGAGACCAAAGTTGGAGAGATAGACAAGACGAATTACTAGGGGATCCTAGAATGGCAGCACAGGAGTGCGATTGTGATTTTAGTACTTCTGGTGACATAGTTTTCTATCCTGAATATCTTGAATTTATAGAAAAAACAACTATAAGAGAACCCCTTGAAAGACGAGGTGTAGATCAAAATTTATGGATATGGGAACCTGCTGATTACAGTAGATCATACATGATTTCAGCTGACGTAGCTAGAGGTGATGGTAAAGATTATTCTGCGTTTCATATCTTTGATATCGAAAGTGCTGTACAAGTAGGAGAATATAAGGGGCAAGTTGGTACTAAGGATTTTGGTAATATACTGGTAGCAATAGCTACAGAATACAATAATGCTTTACTTGTAGTTGAAAATGCAAATATTGGTTGGAGCACTATTCAAACTATTATAGAAAAAAGCTACCCTAATTTATATTATTCACCAAAATCAGATGCCCCTGATGTTAATTCATACTTAAAATCCTATAATAGGAGTTCTAATATGACAGCAGGGTTTACTATGTCTACTAGAACTAGACCTATGGTTATAGGTAAATTTCAAGAGTATGTAGGAGATAAAGGAGTTACGATCCAATCAAAACGTTTATTAGAAGAAATGAAAACGTTTATTTGGAAGTATGGTAGAGCAGAAGCCCAACAAGGTTATAATGATGATTTAGTTATGAGCTTTGGAATGGGGTTATATGTTAGAGATACCGCATTAAAATTTAGACAACACGGAGTAGATATTACAAAAGCTGCCTTAAGTTCTATGCAAACCCAAAACACTCCTTACAAAGGAGCGTATTTTGCTAAAGGAACAGATAACCCATATCACATGGATGATGGTAGGGGAGGAAAAGAAGATTTTAGTTGGCTCCTGTAATATTTATTCATATAAAAATATACTATGGCTGATACAAGCGTATTTACAAGACTAAAAAGACTATTTTCTACAGATGTAATTGTTAGAAATGTAGGGGGTAGCAAATTAAAAGTATTAGACTTTAGCAACTATCAACAAACAGGTCAAGTTGAAACTAACTCGATGGTTGATAGATTTAACCGTCTATACACAACCAATCAGGCTCCTATTTATAACCCTGCTCTTAATTACCAAACATTAAGAACTCAATTATATTCTGACTACGAAGCGATGGATACGGATGCTATCATCGCTTCTGCTCTTGATATATTAGCAGATGAATCCACCCTTAAAAATGCTATGGGTGAAGTACTCCAAATTAAATCATCTGATGAAAGTTTGCAAAAAATTCTATATAATTTATTTTATGATGTTTTAAATATAGAGTTTAATCTTTGGATGTGGATTCGCCAAATGTGTAAGTATGGTGATTTTTTCTTAAAGTTAGAAATTGCTGAAAAATTTGGTGTTTATAACGTAATCCCCTATACAGCATACAATATTGTTAGAGAAGAAAAAATTAACGAACACAATAACAATCAGGTAGAAGTTAAATTTAAGTTTGACCCTGATGGTTTAAGTGGTGGTGGTGAGTATGGTGGGTATTTTGGAGGATTACAATCATCAAGCCCATCAAAAGGGGGTAGAGCTATTTATTTTGACAACTATGAAATTGCCCACTTTAGATTACTTTCAGACGTTAACTATCTTCCTTACGGTAGAAGTTATGTAGAACCTGCTCGCAAATTATTTAAGCAGTATATCCTTATGGAGGATGCTATGTTGGTACATAGAATTGTCCGTGCTCCTGAAAAAAGAATATTTTACGTAGATATTGGAAATATACCTCCTGCTGAAGTAGAAAACTTTATGCAAAAAACTATTTCCCAAATGAAACGTACTCCATATGTTGATCAGCAAACTGGGGACTATAATTTAAAATACAATATGCAAAACCTCTTAGAGGACTTTTACATGCCTGTAAGAGGAGGAGAATCAGCAACTAAAATTGATACAACCCCTGGCCTCCAATACGATGGTATCCAAGATGTTGAGTACTTAAGAGACAAATTGTTCGCTGCTCTTAAGATTCCTAAAGCTTTCCTTGGATATGATGAAAACACAGATGGTAAAGCCACATTAGCAGCCGAAGACATTAGATTCGCTCGCACAATTGAGCGTATTCAAAGAATTATACTTTCTGAATTATATAAAATTGCTGTTGTTCACCTTTACACACAAGGATATGATGGTGATGATTTAGTTAATTTTGAACTTAATCTAACCACTCCTTCAATTATCTACGACCAAGAAAGAGTAGCATTAATGAAGGAAAAAATGGACTTAGCTACCCAAATGATGGAAACTAAACTGTTCCCATCTGACTTTATCTACGACCACCTCTTCCACTTTAGTGAAGATGAATACCATGAGTTTAGAGATTTAGTTAGAGAAGATGCTAAGCGTCAATTCCGTAATGCCCAAATAGAAGCAGAAGGAAACGACCCAGTAGAAACAGGACAATCATATGGTACCCCACATGACTTAGCATCGCTATATGGTAAAGGTAGATACTATGATGATCCAGATAATGTTCCTGCTGGGTATGATGAAAAAGAATTAGGTCGCCCTGAAGAAAAAGTTTCGGATATTAACACACAAGATGGTAATTTTGGTAAAGATAGATTAGGTGTTAAGAGAATGAAGGGTGATGAAAATGAGTCGGACGCAATTAGACCTACGTATAAAGGGGGTTCTCCTATGGCTTTAGAAGCAAAAACAGTTTACTTCAAAAATAAGGATATGCTTAAAAAGATTCCGGTTAATCGCAAGCAATTGGTATTTGAGCAAGATGATTCACTTCTTGATGAAAAACAATTGAAAGAGTAAAAATCCTTATATATTTATAAAAAAGCCTATAAATGAAGATCAAACATTCCAAATATAAAAATACGGGTCTTTTATTTGAATTATTAGTAAGGCAAATCACTGCAGATACCTTAGGTGGAGGAGACTCCCCTTCACTAAATATTTTAAAAACATCTTTTGCTAAAACAGAATTAGGTAAAGAATATAAACTTTATGAAACTTTATTTAAAACTAAAAATTTAGCAGATAGCAAAGCAGAAGTCACACTGAACACAGTGTTAGAAGCAACCCGTAAATTAAATAGAAGTGCTTTAAGAAGAGAAAAATATAATCTTATTAATGAAATCCGTAAGCACTATAACATTAATGAATTTTTCAGACACCAAGTACCCAATTACAAGGGGTATGCGGCTTTCTATAAATTAATAGAAATCTATAACTCAGATAAGTTATCTGAAACTGAAGAAATAATAAATAATAAGGTTACCATATTAGAATGTTTGACAGAACGTCCTGTTAGTGAAAAAAAGGTTAAACAAGATTTAGTTGAGGAATTCTCCAAGTATGATAAAGATTTAAGAGTACTTACTTATAAAGTAATGCTTGAAAAATTTAATGGTAAATACGCTAACCTCAATACAGGACAAAAAGAAGTACTTAAAGAGTTTATTAATTCAATTGATAATACCCCTCGTTTAAAGGAAATATACAATACTAAAATTAACGAGATTAAAAAAGTACTCAAGCTACAGGCTAGAAAAGTAAAAGATGAAGCTACTAAAATTAAACTTTTAGAAGTAGTTAAATTACTTAAAGAAATAGATAAAGGTTCTCGTATTAACAATGATGATTTAATTAATCTTCTTCAATATTATCAATTGACAGAAGAATTAGCCCTAGTAAAATAATGGCTGAAACAATTAAACCTAAAGATTTAAACCCCAATTTTCTCAAAAAAATTGAGGACAAATATGGCCCTACTAGTCCTGATGATTTCTTCTCAGCTGACTTAGATACTTACTATAAAGCCGATGACCCCTCTGAAAGAGGAGAAGGTGGGGGTATTACTCATAAAATAATACCACTTCCTAGTTTTATAGAATTGTTTAATACTTTAGGTGATGCTAAAGAAATTGCCAAAGATTTAAGTAGGAATAAAGAATTAAGAGGAGATAATGAGTATAAAGCCCAAGCAAAGCAAGTAGCTAACACTTTTAACTCATTTAGAACCTTCTTTAGGAATAATTACCCAGACCAATATGCTATGGTAAAATCTGCAGTTCAAGAAACTGCAGGTATAGGTTATAATACTCCATATGCTTTTGGTAAAGCTAACACTTCTCAATATACATCTATAGGATACAAACCAGTTAATCAAAAGGCTGTAAGAAAAAAATCAAAGGGATTTGATTATGTAGATTTATATAAAGACTGATATTTATAACCATGAAGACACTTCAAGAACAATATAATTTAATTAAAGAAGGAAAAGGACACAAGGATGTGTTTATGAAGGAAGCAAAGCGTTTGTTTCCTAATATTGTTCCTAATGCAGCTACATTTAAACAAACTGCTAAATTACTAAAGCAGCGTAGTGTAATTAGTGAAAATATATTTCCTTTAATGCCTTCTGCAGGATTGAATCCTTTTACTTCATTTGATAAATTTATTAATGAAGAAGCTAAGGCTGATGAAAAGAAAACTACTAAAGAAGTTAACCAAGCAGAAACTGCTGGATACGACTATAAAGACAAAAAGAATCTTGACAATCAAATTTTTGATCAGTATATTAAAGGCCTCAAATTTGAAATGGAACAAGATCCTGAATTATTAGCTGATGAGCCTGCTGAGGCTATGCTAAAAGCTAAAGATATAGTAGCTAAAAACTTAGAAAAAGATCCTTTATACTATACAAAAAATGCAGCGTTTGGTATAAAAGATTTAGGTTACACAGAATTAGAAAATGGTAAAGAACCAACTGGAAAATACAAATCCTCCGGCTACGGAGACTTAAAAGAAAATAAAATGAGTAAATCAGAAGACTTAAAAGAATTGCTAGAAGAAGCAGTAGCTGGAGTTCCTTCATTAGGTAACCCTTTTGCTGATCGTCAAAAAGAAAATTACGAAACCAAATTTGAAGCTTTCTTAAATGAAAAAAAGGAAGAAAAAAATGAGGGCTACGGTGCTTATGAGTACGAAAAAGGAAAAAAAGCTGGTATGAAGAAAGAGGGTGAAGAAGTTAAAAAAGAGGAGAAAGAGCCTAAAAAAGAAGGTAAAATGAAGTTTGAAGAAGTAGTCAAAAAAGCCGAAAAATTAGGTGAAATGGCTAAAAATAAAGTGATGATGGAAATTTATGGTAAAAAGAAAAAAGAGTTAGAAGAAACTCTTAACACCATAAATGAGGATTCAAACTTAGCTGAATTTATTGACGAAAATAAAAAGGCTGCTGTTCAAAAAGAGATTGCTTTGTACGAAAAGTACTACATGAACGCCGAAGCTAACTACAATAACGGCAAATGAAGCAAACTCTTATAGAGACTCAACTTTTTAAGCTATCCCCACAAGCAATTACCGAAGCGGTTAAAACCGAACAAGGTAATTTGCTTGTTGAGGGTAGGTTACAGGCTGCTGAAACCAAAAATGGTAATGGTAGATACTACCCAAGAAAGATTTTAGAAAGGGAAGTTGAGAACTATAAAAAAGGACCTATAGCAGAAAATAGAGCATTAGGTGAATTAGACCACCCAGATTCTTCTGTTATTAATTTAAAAAATGTTTCACATAATATTAAGGATGTTTGGTGGGATGGAGATGATGTAATGGGTAAGATTGAAATACTACCCACCCCCTCAGGCAACATATTAACAGAGTTATTTAAAAACGGAATTACAGTAGGTGTATCCTCTAGAGGTATGGGTAGCTTAAAACCTGGATCTGATGGGGTACAAGAAGTACAAGATGATTTCGAATTGTTATGTTGGGATTTTGTATCCACACCATCTACCCCAGGAGCTTATGTTCATCCTATTAAAGAAGGTTTAGAACACACAACATTTAAACCTAATAAATACAGTAGGGTAAATGAAGTGATAACAGAAATATTATGTAATAATGGGCAGTGTCCCATAATCTAAAAAGAAAGGTGCGAAAAAATCGCACCTTTTTTCTTTTTACATATTTACGATTGAATGCACCGTCAGTCTATACGGTGCCTATTATTATTAATCACTATTACGCTTCTACAGAATAAGCGTACTTTCCCAAAAAATTTAGGAATAATGGCAAACAGAGATTTGTTAAAGGAAGCTATTGCTGACGCAAAAGCTGTTAAAGAAGTTGCTATTGCTAATGCAAAAGCCGCTTTAGAAGAAGCCTTTACACCTCATCTTAAAGACATGCTTGCTCAAAAGATTAACGAAATGGAAGAACTTGAGGAAACTGAAGAACTTGCAGAAGTTGATAAGGAGAAAAAGATGGAAGAAGAAAAGGAAGTAAAGGAAGGTAAAAAAGAAGACATGGACGAAGCTAAGGACAAAATGGACGAAGCTGAGGACATGGATGAAGAACTCGATTTAGAAGAAATTCTTGCTGAACTTGAACTTGATGAAGGTGATGACATGGATGAAGCTAAAGACATGGACGAGGCAAAAGATATGGATGAAGCTAAGGACAAAATGGACGAAGCTGATGACATGGATGAAGCTGAGGACATGGATGAAGGTGACGACATGTATGAAGCTGAAGAGGAAGTTGAAGCTGAAGAAGAAATCGATCTCGAGGACATGAGTGAAGAAGATTTAAAAGGCTTTATTGAAGATGTTATTGAAGACATGATTGAAGACGGTGAACTTGTTCCTGGTCCTAACGCAGATGAATCCGAAGCTGAAGAAGACGAGGGTGCTGAAGCAGAAGGCGAGGTAGGTGATGCCGATGTTGATGTCGATGTTGATCTCCAAGAAGGTGAAGATCCAATGGAAGAAGCAATGATGAGTGTCGATGACCTTGTTGCTGCTTTTAAAGCATTAGGTTCAGGGGCTAAAAAAGCCTTTATGAAAGCTTTAATGTTCGCTCCTCTCCCTAACACAGGTATGGGTTACTACGGAGAAGGAAAAGAAGAAATGGAAGAAGAACTTAAAGAAGCTAAAGAAGTTATTAAAACTTTACGTTCTGATCTTAACGAAGTTAATCTTCTAAACTCAAAATTACTTTATACTAATAAGATTTTCAAAGCTAAAAACTTAACAGAAAATCAGAAAATTAAAGTTTTAAAGGCTTTTGATAAAGCCGAAACCGTTAAAGAAGCAAAGGCTATTTTTGAAACTCTTAATGAGAATCTAGTTGCTAAAACTAAGAAATCTAATATTAGAGAATCTTTAGGTGCTGCTTCTAAGCCTGCCGGCGTTGCTCCAAAGCGTCCTTTAAATGAAGGTATTGTTGAAGAAGATGCTATGGTATCTCGCTTTAAAAAACTCGCAGGTATTAAATAATATTAACTTTAAACTAAAACAAAATGTCAAATTTAAATTCTCTTTTAGAGAGCTCTAATCAGTGGAAGTCAGTTCAGTCTGACGCTGCTAGATTAGCTACAAAGTGGGAAAAGACAGGCTTGTTGGAAGGTTTGGGTGAAATTGAGAAGAACAACATGTCTCTCATTCTCGAAAACCAAGCTAAGCAACTTGTTGTTGAATCCTCACAAACAGGTGGTGGCACTGCTGGTGCTTCCTTCACAGCCGGAACTGGTGAGCAGTGGGCTGGTATTGCTCTTCCTCTCGTAAGAAAGGTATTCGGTCAAATTGCAGCGAAAGACTTCGTTAGCGTTCAACCAATGAGCTTACCTTCAGGCCTCGTGTTCTTCCTCGACTTCCAGTATGGTACTGATAAGTCAGGTTCTAAGTTTAACGTAGGTGGTGATGTATTCGGTACAGGTTCTATGTACGGTGTTACTGACACTTCTACTGCTCCTACTGATGGTTTGTACGGTGCTGGTAAGTGGACTTACTCAAGCAATGTAACTTCATCTGCAGGTGCTTCTGCTACATTCGCTTCAGCTTCTTGGGTTGAAGTAGGATACGATTCTGATCTTTCAGCTTCTATTGGTGATGCTGGCTTGATTAAGAAAATTACTGTTCCTTTGGCCTCATTCAACGAACCAGATTTAGAAGGTGCTAGAGGTTACTTTGTTTCTGGTAACACTCTTACTACCAACTATGCTCAGTTTAACAACTATGATGCTACTAACGAAGAGTTTAACTTCTTTGTTAAAGGTACTGATGGTACTGATCCTGCTGGATTAGATATTACCTACATCCAACAGCCTACTGACAATAAGAGAGGTGACTTCGAAGATGGTAACCAAACTCTTAATAACGATAACGCAGTAATCGCTATCCCTGAAATCAACATTAAGATGAAGTCTGAAGCAATCGTTGCTAAGACTAAAAAGCTTAAGGCTGTATGGACTCCTGAATTCGCTCAAGACTTGAATGCTTACCACAGCTTAGATGCTGAGGCTGAGTTAACAAGCATCATGAGTGAGTACATCGCTCTTGAGATCGATTTGGAAATCCTCGGTATGTTGATTGAAAATGCTCTTACTACAGAGTACTGGTCAGCTGTTAACAACGTTGCTTATGATGGTACTGCTGATACTCCTTCAAACAGCAACTTGAATTTCTACAACACACAAGGCCAATGGTTCCAAACCCTCGGTACTAAGATCAATAAGGTATCTAACAAGATTCACCAGTTGACCTTAAGAGGTGGTGCTAACTTCATGGTTTGCTCTCCAACTGTAGGCACAATTCTTGAGTCAATCCCAGGATTTGCTGCTGCTGATGGTGCTGATGCTACTACTATGAACTACGCGTTTGGTATCCAAAAAGTTGGTAACTTAAACAGCAAGTACGAGGTTTACAAGAACCCATACATGACTGAGAATACTATCCTTCTCGGCTTCAAAGGTTCACAATTCTTGGAAACAGGTGCTACATTTGCTCCTTACATTCCATTAATTATGACTCCTCTTGTGTACGATCCAACGACCTTCACACCAAGAAAAGGTCTCTTGACTCGCTACGCTAAGAAGATGTTAAGACCTGAATACTACGCTAAGATCTACGTTAACGGTTTAAACACCCTCTAATTAGATCTTAATATAGGCTAAAGAAAAGCCCCGCTTCGGCGGGGCTTTTTATGTGCTTACTAGTTCCCACTATATTTATAGTAAATTAATAAAGTATATAGAATGAAAGAAACTCCCTCTCAACTGCCTATACCGGCATTCGTTATGAATTTCCCCTTTACTCTTGACACTGCTAATCCTAATAATATTTGGATGCAAGAATTAGCACCCGAAGAGTTACAAATAAATAAAGCTGTAGCATATAGACAATTTTTAGATTTATATCAATTTGTAGCAGGAAATGGTTTAGTGTGTAATTTACCTTCTTATGGTAATTATCAAGATTTAGTTTATGTAGCTAATTTAGGTATTTACTTACCTCATATTAAGGGATCGAATCATATTGTTCTTTCAAACTTTACTTCTGAACCTAGACAAGGTGAAGAAAAAGTTGGTCTTCCATTTTTTGAGTTAATGGATTACCAAGTACACATGTGCCCGTTTAAATGGGAAGGAGAAGCAGATCTTAAATATCTTTATGATAATGTTTATATAGGAGGATATGGAATCCGCTCAGACATTCAAGCATATGAGTGGATGGAAGAGGAGTTTGATATGAACATTATTAAAGTTGAAATGGTAGATGATTACCTTTATCACCTTGATTGTTCTATTTTTCCATTAACTAAAGAAAAAACATTAGTTTGCACGGAAATGTTCACTCCTGAAGAGGTAGCACAAATAGCACAATATACTGAAATTATAGACGTTAGCGTTGATGATTGCTTCAACGGATTAACCAATTCAGTACGTTTAGGTAATATGATTCTTTGTGCCTCTAATATTTCTGAAATGACTAGAGCAGATGAAAATTATGAAGCCGAAAAAGCTAAAATTAATTCATTAGAAAAAATATGTTTTAACGAAGGACTTGAACCAGTATTCTTCAACCTTTCAGAATACATGAAATCTGGTGCTATGTTAAGCTGTATGATGATGCACCTTAATTACGTTGACCAAACTAAATCTTTAATCTAATGGCCCAACGTTTAGAAGATTGGCTTGAAGGAGAGGTTGCCGATCTCTCAGAATTAGAAGTAGGTGAACTTTCTAATACTTTCTTTTTTAGGGACCCTATGCGTCCTAATTATATAGACCATAGACATTTCTACTCACCAGCAGATGGTGTAATTTTATATCAAAAATACGTTCAAGATGCTACTGAACCTATAGTAGAAATAAAAGGTATGGATTATACCTTACAAGATGTTTTGGGAAATAAGTTTTATAACCAACCATCTCTTGTAATTGGCATATTTATGTCGTTTTACGATGTACATATAAATAGAATACCATACACCGGTATACTACAATATAGAGGGTTGGATCCTATTGAATCTACAAATAAGCCTATGCTTGCTGTAGAAAAAGATATTCTTAATGCTGCTATTAATCCTAACAACATGGAGTATCTAAAATATAATGAGAGAATGTTAAACAAAATATATTCTCCACAATTAGATTATACTTATTTCTTAGTACAAATAGCAGATGAAGATGTTAATGTAATCGCCCCCTTTATTAGCGAACAGAATGCTCCTGTTTCACAAAACGAGCGTTTCTCACTTATAAGATGGGGTTCCCAAGTTGATTTAGTTCTTCCTTTAGATGAAAGATACGATTTTGACCTTGTCTTACCTGATGAAATGCACGTTAATGCAGGTTTAGATAAACTAGTTAAAATTAATTTTAGGAATGACCCATTTCAACAATACCCCCAAAGCTGAAGAAATTTTCAGAGAAAAAAAAATAGTGAAAAATCCCATTAAGTTTAAAATACAACTTAATGATGAACAAAAAGAAGCTAAACAGCTAATTTTAGATAACACTATTACATTATTAGCAGGTCAAGCAGGTTCTGGAAAAACACTATTAGCATGTCAAGTAGCTTTAGATGGGTTGCTAAGAAGAATGTATGATAAAATTATTATCACAAGACCTACTGTATCTAAAGAAGAAATCGGCTTCCTACCAGGCGACTTAAGGGAAAAAATGGATCCTTGGGTTCAACCTATTTATCAAAATTTATTTACTCTTTATGATAAAGCTAAAGTTGAAAAACTTATTGCTGATGGTAAAATAGAAATTGTACCTGTCTCATTTATGAGGGGTAGAACATTTTTAGATTCATGTATTATTGTAGATGAAGCACAAAACGTAACTCATGATCAAATGGAAATGATCACAACTAGAATAGGTTTAAGATCAAAAATGATGGTTTGTGGTGATGATTACCAAATTGATTTAAAAAAGAAAGCAGATTCAGGGTTTAAATATTTATATAAGGCGTCCCGTAAAGTTAAAAATCTTGAAGCAATTACACTTACGTCTAACCATCGTAATGAAATTGTAGAGGATTTAAGAGATTATTACATGGATAACCCGGTTTATTAATATTTATATGAAAAAGATATGTCTGCTGGAAGATACTCATTTACAATAGAACAAGGTGCAACTCTAGATTTTGAGTTGGCATATAAGGATTCTGACAATGATCCTATTGATTTAACTGGATACCAAGGTAGGATGCAAATTCGACCTTCAGTTGGATCTGATACTGTATATATTACATTATCAAGTAGTTTAGCTGATGATGGCACTGGTTTAAATTTTAGTGGATCTGATGGTTTAAACCCACCTACCTCAGGTACTATAGGAATTTTTATATCTGCTAATTCTTCTTCTCAATTAGATTTTGGAGAAGCAGTTTATGATTTAGAATTAGCAACTGGTAGTGAATTCCCTGTAGTTACACGTTTATTAGAAGGCCAAATACAATTAAGTAAAAACGTAACCCTAGGTAGTTTCTAATGAGCTGTGGATGTGGAAATGCACCTTGTCGTCATATCGTAATAACAAATAATAGCTGTGACGAATCTGTAACTGTAACCCAACCTTTAATAGGAACGGTTGAAGTTACAGCTGTTGGTCCTCAAGGACCAGCAGGTCCCTCAGGCATTTCTTTCCCATACACAGGCTCAGCTGACATTACAGGTTCCCTTACAGTTACAGGCAGCTTTAACCATACAGGAGCTTATTTTGTAGACCATTTAGTGGTAACACATTCAGATGGCAGTACTTACCAGATAGGGAATACAGAATATATTATATTTAATACATGGCCTATTCAATTATCGGGACAAAACCATGCTGATATTTTCCTCCCCCTTTCTACTGAAAATGAGGGTAGACTTCTTAGATTTAAATCTGATGAAACTATAAATTCAAACCACAATATTACATTAAACCCCTACAGTGGGGATAGTGCTACTATAGATGGAGACCCTACTGTAGATTTTAATAGATCGTATGATGGTATAACTCTTTTATGTCACGACGCTAATTGGTTTATAATCCAAAGAAAATCTAAATAATGGGTCGTAATTCAATTAACATATCAGACCAACCAAACCAAATCATTCTACAAAACCAGAATGAAAAGGTTATTGTTACAGATAGAGTCTGTAATAAGTCTGTTACTATTGAATTACCTCAAACAAATTTAATTGTACAAGAAGAATATACCCAAGTAGTAACCATTAATGAAGGTGCTACTGGTAAATCTGGTACTTCAGGCTCTTCAGGCACTAGTGGATCTTCAGGTACATCTGGATCTAGTGGTACTTCAGGCAGTTCAGGTAGTTCAGGTACTTCAGGAAGTTCAGGTACCTCGGGTTCATCAGGCACTTCAGGTAGTTCAGGAACTTCTGGTAGTAGTGGTGTTTCAGATAGATTTGCTACTACCTCTACTTCTACTTTTTTAGTCCCTACTTCTACAGGAACTACAATTGACTTAGTAGTAGAAACAGGATTGTCTTGGTCCCCTGGATTATCTGCTCTTATAGCTGCTACATCTTCCCCAGTAACTGAAAGATTTACAGCTACTGTTATAACTTACGATGATACTACAGGAGATATGCAAGTATCTTCTACTTCTACAGGAAGTGGTAATAGTTTTAGTTCATGGACAGTAAACCAAGAAGGAGCTCCAGGTACACCTGGTACTTCAGGCTCAAGTGGTACCTCAGGTTCAAGCGGTACCTCAGGCTCTTCAGGTACGGATGGTTCTAGTGGTTCTTCAGGTACCTCAGGCTCCTCAGGCTCTTCAGGTACTTCGGGCAGTTCGGGCACCTCAGGCTCATCAGGCACCTCAGGTTCAAGTGGTATTGATGGTAATTCTTATGGGGAATACTACCCTGTAGAATATACCGGTAGTTTATTTCCCATAGCTTTAAGTGAAGCTAAATTCCATGCCCCCGGAGGAAGTGGTGGATCTTCCCCTGCTGTTGGTACTATTACACAATTTTATTTTGATTATTTTACTTTCTATGATACATTTAATCAAATTACTAGTGATAATGCTAGTAACAGTAGTATAACAATTACCTCAGGGGATAGCTCTATTAGACCCGTTTCAGCTCTTTTTAATTTTGATGGAGCTCCAACAGTTACCGCAAATGGTTATGATACTAATGTAACATTTGTTAGTTCACCTCAATCTTCTGAAACATATGATAATGGTGATCCCTTTACAGTCAAAATTACCGTTGGTGCTTCTGTAGGTTCATCAGGTTCTAGTGGTACTAATGGTTCATCAGGTTCCAGTGGTACTAACGGTTCCTCAGGTTCCTCAGGTACTTCAGGATCATCAGGTACTTCGGGTTCTTCAGGTACTTCAGGTAGTTCAGGATCATCCGGTACTAATGGCTCATCAGGTTCCAGTGGTACTTCAGGTTCCTCAGGTAGTTCAGGTACTTCAGGTTCCTCAGGTAGCTCAGGTACTTCAGGTTCCTCAGGTAGCTCAGGTACTTCAGGTTCTTCAGGTAGCTCAGGTACTAACGGTTCATCAGGTAGTTCAGGTACTTCAGGTTCCTCAGGTAGCTCAGGTACTTCAGGTTCCTCAGGTAGCTCAGGTACTTCAGGTTCTTCAGGTAGCTCAGGTACTAACGGTTCATCAGGTAGTTCAGGTACTT